ACTTATTATTGACGAAGCAGCGTTTATTGATTTTGTTGATACTATTTGGGCTGCGGTTTATCCCATTATTTCAACAGGTGGGCGCGTGTTCGTTCTCTCCACAGTTAATGGTGTAGGTAATTGGTATCATAATAACTATATTCAGGCTGTCAACGGTGAAAATTCATTCCATGCCATTGACATTAACTGGGAGAGTCACCCAGAGTATAAGAGACAAGAGGGGTATGGACATCTTTACGAGCAGATGGAGGAAAAAAATGTTTTTGTGGATAAGTGGGAAGAGACTACCAAGAAAAACATGCCCGTTAGACAATGGCTTCAAGAGTATGAATGCGAATTCTTAGGCACAGGTTATACTTATCTGGACGGTGAGAATCTTAAAATGTTAGTAGAGAATCAGGATCAAGATTTTGATACTAAACATAACAACAGAATGAGAGTATGGAAAGACCCAGAACCTCATTATGAGTATGTGGTAGGGGTAGATGTTGCTTTAGGAAGAGATAGAGATCACTCCGCATTTCATATTATTAACAGATACACGGGAGAGCAAGTAGCAGAGTTTTATTCTAACAAGACCCCCATCAATGAATTTGCTGAAATTATAGCGGAAGAAGGTAATTATTACAACTTAGCGCATATCCTTATAGAACGAAATACTATAGGAAACAACTTAATTGATTGGTTATTTAATGTTCTGGAGTATGAGAACCTGTGGATGGCTGATAACGGAGACTTTGGTATACAGGTTAGTCTTAAGAATAGAGATGAGTTACTCGCAAGAATGGAAGAGTATATTCGGATTAACGCACTTAAAATTAACTCTAAGAGAACAGTTGACGAACTTTTAACATTTATAATCACTAAAACAGGAAAAGCCGAAGCAGATGTAGGAAAAAATGATGATTTAGTGATGAGCCTTGCTTTAACTGTACATATTCTTCATACTTTAGCTGAATCTGATCCATTAGAGACGAGCAGAGGGCTAAATAAAGAGAGTGATAAGCCTCTTGCATCTATAATGGCTTCACAGAAAGCTACTCTTACGACATTTGGTGGAATAACTAGAGAAGAAATGAAATGGCTGATGAAAAATTAAAAGATCCTGAAAGAATTGATGAGTTTGGGCAATCTGACTGGGGAGGATCTCCTAACTCCGCTGGAGCTTATTTTTATCCTACTGGTAAATTAGGTAAGTTCTTATCTAGATTTTTTGCTACAAAGGCACAACCATACATAGCAAGACAGGAGGATGGTGGGACTGATTCGATGGTGGAACCCGCACCTCTCGCTGGCGATACCGTTGTCCAGTCCGACACTATTAAGCCTACAGGTCCTCCTGGGTCTATTTTACAAAATTCTACCCGTCCCGTTACGCTACCAGAGCTAGAGAAGAATAGGCAAAAACGCTATAGAGAATACGAGCAGATGGATGAATACCCAGAAGTAGCGGCTGCTTTCGATATTTACTCCGACGATGCCACACAAAGGGATACAAAAGGAGATAGGTGGATTATTAAAACAGACCATCCTGAGGTGCAAAAAACCGTAAAAGCTCTTTTTAAAGAAATAAAGCTTGATAGGTTATATTGGGATATTGTTAGAAATACAGTAAAGTATGGAGACGCATTCTGTGAAGTTATTTCGGATGTGAATCATGCCGATAGGGGTGTTCAACGACTTAAGATGCTTAATCCCCACTTCATTTTAAGAGTTGAGAATGAATACGGATATTTAACCGATTTCTTACAGGAGATACCAGAAAAAGGGGATTGGGATGCTTACGGCTTACAGGGGCAATCCATGAGGGCAGCAAAGTACATAACACTAGATAAAAATCAGATAGTTCACTTCCGCTTGTTTACCTCAGACCCTTATTTTTACCCATACGGAAAATCTATAGCAGCCTTAGCAGTAAGAATCTTTAGATCATTAAAGATGATGGAAGATGCTATGATTATCTACAGACTCGCCCGAGCCCCCGAAAGGCGAATCTTCTATGTTGATGTGGGAAGCTTGCCTACTAACAAGGCTGAGATCTTTATTGAAAAGCTTAAACAGAAGTTTAAGAAAGAAAAATATTATAATAGCCAAACAGGGGGAATTGATGAGAGATACAACCCTCTTTCTATGGATGAGGATTTCTTTGTTCCTACACGGGCAGGAGGGGGAACAAAAATTGAGACTCTTAGAGGAGCAGAAAATTTGGGAGAGGTTGATGATGTTAAGTATTTCCGAGATAAACTCCTCGCAGTCCTTAAAGTTCCCAAAGATTATATCGTAGAAAAAGATCAATCTCCTGAAAGGAAAGCTAACCTGTCTCAGTTGGATGTTAAGTTTGCCAGAACCATCGTTAGAGTTCAACATTCAATAGAAGTAGGCTTAGAAAGTATAGCAAAGAAGCATTTACGGCTATTAGGCTTCCCAGAAGCCATGATTAAGGATTTGACCCTTGAACTTCCTGATCCTTCTGATATGTTCACAAAACGCAAGTTGGATATTGATGCACAAAAGGCTCAAGTGGTACAAACAGTAGTAGGATTAAATTTATTTCCTAAATCTACAATATATAAAGAATACTATGATATGACAGATGCGGAAATAGAAACTACTCTACAAGCTATTGAAGATGAGTCTGCTGCCGCTAGTGAGGAACAGATGCAAGCCATGAATAACAATATGCAACAAGGAGCGGGTGGAGGAGAGCCACCCCCGCTACCAGAACAAAAGGAAGAAAAAATAAATAGACTTAGAAAATTTCTCCTTTCAGAAAACCTAGATACTAGTAAGCTGAGAGTCCTAAAAAGGATTTATACGAAATTAGAGGGAAATACCAATGTTTGACCATATTTTTGAGAATAGAGACAAAAAAGTAACACATCTGTTAAGACTTGGGGACTGCTTAGGCAGATCCCTAAGAGAGAATGTTAATTTATTCTCTATAGACTCTGATAATTCTAGAGTATCCTACCTTACGGAAGGAGAAAAAATTATCTCTGGTGACTATAGCTTCAAAGATGGGATCGAGTTAGACTTTATTGTGGTAGAAGACTTTGATGTGTATACGGACGAGACTAAATTTGATGATTTTGTTGATTCTAAGGTGTCACTTTTTGTTGAATCACTTTACTCTGATGATTTCTCAAAAGCTCAGGTAAATTTCTCTGATATCTTAGACACCTGGAGCAGCAGACTTAAGTTTGATGATGTAAAAAATAGGCTTCATGAGAAAAATTCCAAATTCAACAATTCTCAGGATATCCTCTCTACCCCAGAGTTTCAAAACTTTATTGAGTACGCTCCTAAATTAGGCGAGTTCTTACATGAAAACGCAGAAGCAGTCTTAACCATCCCTGAGATTACTAATGGGATTAGACTCTCTAACACCGTAACAAAAGCATTTGATCTTCCTAGACTTAATTACGCCAATCTACAAGAAAATGGGAGCTATAAAGTAACCCATGATGAAAATGCATCTATTTATGAAATGGTGTGTAGACAAGAACTTGTAAAGAAAGAGTTATTAGAATCTAAGACCCAATTTAAGAATGCATGGGCCTCTAGCAAGCCAGTAAAAGCATTAGCTGGTTTGATATACGAGGAAACTGAGGCAGCCATTCTCGATTCTATATCACAAGTTATAGAGGAGATCCCCTACTTTGCCTTCGTTTCAAAGAAGGATATATATGAGTCTATCAAAAATGCCTTATCTATCTCCGAAAGCGTGTCTATTCCCGACGAGCATATCAGGCAGTATGTTGCTAAGATTTTTGAATACAAAAAACCAGTTAAGGCTGCACTTATTGAAGTTTTAAATGAAAAATACGGCATTAATGTTCAGAATCTTAAGGATACACCCACATTTAAGAGTTTAACTAATACTCAGGTCGTTGTTTTGGAATCATTAGCTAGAATTTCCCCAAAAGGATCCACACAAAAGCAAATTCTTAGAGAATTTGCCAAGCTTCTTCAAACAAAATCAGGAGTCCAAAGCTTAGATGTAAACGATTGTCTAAAGCTTATTTTTGAGGCTGCTGGGTTTAGTGATTTATTTGAAGGCGATGAACTAATTAATCATTGGGATGGAGATCTTTCTGATAATGTAGAAACTGAGAATATGTATAAGGGCGTAGTGGAGATAGAAGAAGACGAACCCATACATGAACAAGGCCCAGAGTCCGATGATGAGGAAGGAGATCCTCAAAAACCTGACCCAGTTGAGGAAGATCCGAAAGATCCAGACGAAGAGGGAGAAGAAGATGACCCAGAAGACGAGGCTGATACCTCTTCCAAAGAACTTCCAAAAGAGGATTTTATGGACGCTATGAAGGAATTAGAGGATATATTAGGGGATATCTCTAAAGATACGGATACTCCTGATGAAGAAGAGAACTAAAATACTATAATCTACTGGAGACTATCTTATGCCAGAAACAAACAAAGTATTTTTAACCTTAGATATAGATGCTGATTTCATCCCACAACAACAGGAAGCGGTAGATGCGACAGCCGTAGTAGAGGCAATCGACGCAGCACCCGCATCGGTAAGTTATATTACTTGTGGAGTTGGGGATAATATTTCTGTTGATTCCATTCTTATTAGTGATTTAGCCCCCGATAATCTAGATCTAGAGGGAAAAACAATTACTACTGGAGACTTAGTAGTAAAGGCTGATACTCTGACGGTTAAAGGAACAGCGTGTCCTATCCCTCTTCCCTTCGGCTATATACAACTTGACGAAGATGATGACTTAACATCAGATGAGCAAGCATTAGGGTATTCTAATACACCTGGAGGTATAGTATCAA